GTTTACAGCATCGCCAACAGTTAATAAATCTGCATCAATAGAAAACTGTGTTGTTAATGTTCCCGCGTCCATTACTTTGAAATTTATTTGCCCGTCTTCTGTTCCGTCACTTGCATCTATGATTTTTGATTCAATCGCGGAATAATCTATTTGCTCCGGTGTTCCCGCGTCGTTCTTACCCCTGCAAAATATGGTTGAAAGAATGTCGTTATCTTGACCAGCTCCAGACGCGCCCCTTCTAGAAAATAAAGTTATATCAGCCGTTGAACCTGCATCGTTAGCGCTACATTCAACCCATAAAGCCGTACCAGCTCCCGAGGTTGTGATGTGAACAGGGTAGAGAGGGACAGTTTCACCAAAGCCAACTTTATCCGCTGATAATCTTATTCTTGAGGCAAGTGTTCCACTAGCTGACGACATCAAATCTAAAATGCCATCTTCTCCGCCATTAGTTACGGTTTTAATTGACGCGGCTATGGATGCGTAATCATGGGCGTTATCGCCTGAATCTTTACCTCTATAAACAAGGTTGCCTAAATTATCAGCATTAGCAGGGCTAGCAGAATTTCGATATAAAACCAGGTCGGGGGCTGTATCTGCCCCGGCGTCGCTATTTTCTAAAATAATCTGATCAGTTGTATCAGTGCTAAATAAATGAAGTTGAGCCGCCGGAGTACCCGCGCCTAGTTGTAACCCGCTTGATTGAAACGAACCGACTAGCGTTTGATTGATAGAAACAGAAAGAGTATTAGCCGCCGATCTATAAAGACCAGTCGCGCCACTATCAGCCAACCAACCTAAAGAGGGCGTCGTGTTGCTTCCTGACGGTAAGTTTCTTAATAAGGTCGTGTATTGTATTTTCTTATTTTTGGCAGAGTTAGAAGACTCACTTGAATCAAGAATTTGAATTACATCATCAGCAACCGGCGCCGTTAATTCGGTTAAGGCGGATATTTTGCGGTCAGCCATTTTTTACTTTTATTTTAATCGGTTTTTTCTTTTTCCTCTTTAACAAGCTTTTCTAGCACTCTTACGATTCCTTGATCTTCTAGAATTGGTTGCGTTAATTTCTGCCCATCATCTTGAAGCTTTTTAATATCATCTTGAATTTTTTGTAAACTTGCTAAATTTGCATCAAGTCGAGTCTTTGCCGCTTGCAATTCGCTTTCTTGAGTTGTCATAAAGGTTTAATATGTCCTCGTAATATATGAACGATCTTTGACGCTGGCAAGTGTGGTCAAGATCCGGGGCCGCTTGACTTATCACTAATTAATTTAGCTTTCCAAGCATTCTTTATATCTGTTGTCCAAATTACAGCGCAAATATCTTTAATATCCTGTGGAATTGCTGTTACCCCGTCGGGTTCTTTATCTAATGGGTTATCAACTAAATTATCAGAGGCATCTAAGCTTCCGGGGTTTAAAGTGTACCTTTCAAATGACCTAGAAATTTCTTTTGAATCCTCCTTTATGACTGAAGCCTTTCGAATTTGAAGAATTGCATAATCACCAACAATTTCTTTTTTATCGTAAACAATTTCTTTTGTAATAGCCATGATTTTAGGGACGTTTGATTAAACGAAACAGGTTTAATTTAGGCTTAGTTTATAGACGTGCTAACGGTCTAGGTTTGTTTAATCAACAATATAAGACCCTTGAAGTAGTATATATTTATTAGTCCCGCCAGTACCTAGCGAAGTAGCATTTCCGTATATACCGTAACCAGTCTTATTTTCATATGCTTGCAAGTATACATTATTTGCAGGTATCCACCAAGAAGAATCCACCTTAGTACTAAAATTACCACTACCATCCATAAAACCATTTTCTATTACCTTATATCCCCCACCATTTGAATTACTTGTATTAGATGAAGTAAAGGGTAAATTCCCCATCTGTAATTGAGAAGCGGCTCCGGTTGCACTAGCGATTTGTATAAAAATTTGGAAATTAACTAAATTACCTATTTTTGTATAACGTCCCGATTGAGTGGTATAAGAAATAGACGTAAAGCCTCCAAGAGTTGGTACAAAAGTTCCTTCTTCATACGAGTCAAGCAACTCACTTGTCATTCCTCCTGCGTGAGAGTTAGCACTAAAATCAATACCGTGACCGGCCGTTCCTATTACTAGATCACCGTCAGATACTTTTACATTGCCACTTGTCTCTACACGTAATGCCTCTTGCCAAGTTATAGCGGCATCTGCACTGCCTGAAGCTGCAATGCTCCAAGTATGAGTATTTTGGTACATTTGATATTGACCAGCAGGTGCCGTTACTCCATACTTATAGCCACTGTTGTAATAAGCATTGGAAAATAAATGTAGTGTAGAAGTGTTTTCCCCCCAAAGACCAACTCCTGCTCCTTCAATTTGTACTGCATTACCTAAAGAAAACGTACTTGGCGTGACTCCTACCCCTAAATTTGTACCATCAAAAATAAGATTTGCCTCACCTTGAATAGCATTTGCACCTGTAACAGTACAAACTGTGTTATTGGTTGAGCCTGTTAAAGCAGTTTGAGAAATAGATTGCCAAGAGCAACTATTATCACCGTCTTCTCTTAAAAATTTAGTACCGCCAGATTCGCCGGTTGATTTAATAACAGTACCTTCAACAGGAATATCACTTAAAGTTCCATCAAGTTTGAATAATTGAACCCAAGCATTATTAGCGGCGTTCCTGATTTTTAAATATCCGCTATTAGTGTCAGCCCATAATTCATAAGCGTATTTAGTTGAAGGTTCAGTGGCGTTAGAGTTATTACTAACAACCGCCGCTAATGCGTTATTTAAATCTGTACGAAAACTAGAACCCGACTGGTTAGCTAAAACATAATCGTGTGTCGCCATTTTTACTATGTCGCCTTAATATGCTTTCAGTTTAGACAGTCATAGCAAGATTAGTATTTTTAAGCGCCCTCGGCTCCATAACCGTTTGCCTGATATGAAAAACTCTTATCTAAACTAGACCCGCTTGAATTTTTAAAATGAACTGTAAAACCTGTTCTTGATTCGCTGCTAATTTCGTAATAGTCACCCGTTGCTAGATCTTGGGCCGTGATGCCTAGTTTTGGTATCTGATAAAAAGCTTTTGAATATGTGACGACCTTTGCACTTGCTCCACCCCCTGCATCTAGCGACGCGCTTTCCGTTCTGTTTTCAAATTGCAGCGTGTAGCCTAATTCGTCAACAATAGGGGTTTGATCAGCCGTTGTACTTGACAAATCGACTTTAAATTGAAAGACGCGCCCGGTATATCTGCCTGATTCCATCGGAGTCCATACCCCAAATACTTGGGGGTCTTCTTGTAAAATGTCGCTTCCATCTTCTAATAAAAGTTTGTCGCCATCTTCTGTGATGATGTCAGCAGCACCGGACGCATCATTACTTTTTCTAAAATAAACATTTGCTGTTGTTTCATCTGCTAACGCTCCATCGAAATCACTCCACCTATCCATATTTGTTGCACGATCATCAATTGTATCGTTTGGAAGTAGCCCCCTTGTTGTTAATTTCCTTTTAAAAATGCAGGTAAATATTCCGCCTAAATCAACGACGTTATTAAAATAATATGTCCCTGAAGTTTTAAGCGATCCAAGAAAATCAATTGACCCCCAATCATCAATGTTTCCCGTATGGTCGTCCCATAAATCCGTACCTGTAAGGGTTAAGGCGTCGTATTCATCAGAATAGGCAACATTATATTTTTGACCTTGAAAGGGTGGGCTGTCTGTATCTTCTCTTCTTACTGTTTGATTTAATCTAGGTAACGCATCAGGTAAATCTATAGTTGCGCTTACTTCATTACTACTCTTATTGCCTAGCTTATCTTTAAATTTAACCATATATTCGCCTTCTAATAAATCTAAAACAACTGAGTCCGTATTTGATTGAACTTCCCTTAATAGTGTTGAATCTGCCCATGTTCCGGTGCCATCAGTTTTATTTGAATGACGAATGATTGATATTAAATCTGAACTATTACCGCCCCATGTTGTAGGGATTGACCATCTAAATGTAACCTCGTCTTTACTAGAAGCCTGAACGCTGACATTAACAGGATCAGGAGGTAAAAGAACAGGGGTTGGATCATCACCGCCACCGCCTGAACCCGGTGAGGGTACCGTAATTGTTCCAGATGTCCAAGGCGACGTTTTACGAACTGGGGCAGGTCCGACGGCCCTAACTTCAAATGTTAATTGTGTACCTGACTCCAAACTATCAATATCAAAAATAGTATTGGTCGTTGATGTTGTTGTATAACTACCGCCGCCTATTTTGTATCGAATATCAAAAAGGATACTTGAGCCATTTGTTCCTCTTGTCCAATTCCAAGTAATTCTATTAATTGTATTGTTATTAATTCTTACTTCAGAAAATGCCCAACCTAAACCAGTAATTGCCGTTGGATTATCGTCAAAAGTTGTTACGTCTTCATATTCAAGAGCTGTTCCACTGTCAGCCGTTGAATAAATCGAATCATTAAATTCTGTTCCTGTAATTGAATATGTTCCATCTTTATTATCATCAACAGAAAGACACCTGAATTTTTGCTCAACAACAGTAGTAGAAGAAATAGACCATACGCTTTGTGCTTGAGGTGCGGCGCTAAATGCTGAACAATTAACAACGGCTCCAGCAACAGAACTAATATCTTTAATTTCTCTATCGCCATCCGGCATGATGCAAGTTATTTGATGACTAGACCCGGCGGGTAAAGAAATTGTTTGATCACAAGTGATCGCCGTAGTTGTTGCGCTTGAAACTCTCCCAGCTAATCTTGCCCCTTGTTTCATTTCATCAGCAACCGCGAAAACTTGCCCCGGAAAAACTGCAACGCCTTCTAATCCAGTTGAGAAGCTAATAACGGCTTGATCTAATTCTTCCGCCGCCATCATCCAACGACCCAACCTTTGCGCTTGATATTTTGAAGTACACCCAAAAGCAACAATCTCTTTCGTTTGATACCCGTACTTAGTAATTAATTCGTAATCTTCTACAACAACGAAATTAGGTTTATAAAAATTATCAGGGTCGTTGTATCGAACACGTATTGAAGTACTTCTAGTTTTTAACGATGAACCCGCGTAATTAAATAAACCGTCAGTTACATTTGAATTGTTATAAAGATGTACGGGTGAAACGTCGGAACCGTCTAAATTTCCATGATCTCCCGTGACTTGTATTGTATTACTTGCCCAATAGGTCATACCCCTAAAGGTGCTTGCTAAATCTCTTACGACTGTATATGCATCGGCCCGATTACCTACAACTGTATTTATTGCAAACCTTGGCTCTTGCGTTCCATCTGGGGTAGTTATTAACTGATTTGCATATTGAGCCAACGGGTATAAATCAACCCAATTTAAAGAAGACGACGCTATAAAATCACCCGCGCCCCAAATTTTATTAGTAAGCATTGCATAGAAAATGCAAACGGGGCACGTAGTCCACCGAGTCACCAAAGACCCGTTAAAAGCTAGATCAGTAATAAATTCAAGGCTTCCATCTTCTCTAACATGCGTATTATGTGGAACCTCAACTTTTACCCCGCGTATTAAATAGGCCCTAGTAGGAATAGATGTGAATTGCTTTGTTGAAAGACTTAAGCCAACACAAGCCGTATAAGGGTATGCACTTCTTAATTCTTGCTTTTCTATGATGCTTGTCCAAAAAACTCTGTTCCCCCTACTTGATGCTAAAGGTGTTGTTGCTGATACCTCGTCAAAATCTGTGTAACTAATTTCAAAATCTCTATCATCGCTAGTTAGTTTGCGAACTCTTATATTCCACGGGCCTTGACCGGGTAGTTGAATCTTTGGCGTCTTAACTTGATAATCAGTTGTACTAATTCCCGTGATGTCTCTTGTATAAAGTGTTTGGTAGCTTCCCCCTTGAGGCTGTACCTGTACCCATAAATGAACGGTTGCATTAAATAGTTGACCTTTCGCTAATCCTTCTTGCGCTGTTGAAAATAATGCAGGAATAGAAAATACAACATGGAACGACTCAACATCTGTGTCTGTTATCTGTCTGACAACCTGACCACCCCCATAATGTCTAGATGTAACCTCATTAGAAGAATTAAGAGTTTCACTATAATTTGAACCGACTTCTGCATTAACCGTTGTAACTGTTGATGTGCCATCGTCTAAATAACCACTTAATTTTGATTGTGTCGCGCCTCCTAACCTAAAATCCCAACTAACAGAATCAGCATCGAAATTTCTTGTTCCATCAGTTGCTTTTATTGGTGTTTCATCTAAATAAATCCCCTTGTCAGAATCAACTAATCCTTCAATTGTACCCTCACAAAGAAGATCTATTATCTTAATGGTAGAAGTAGAATTTAAGCCCATTTAATTAAACCTCAAGGATTAACAAAGTAATAACCAACCTGAAGAACTTCTAAAGTATTAACATTTAAGTTAGCGCTATAATCAACAGGCTCAACAAATACTAAATAATTATCTTTATGCTCAATTTTTCCATAAGTAAACCAATGAACCCACGAATAAGACTGAGACCCTGACATTAAACCTTGCGCCGTTACTTGTATCGTTGCAACATCGGGGGTACTGCTTAAATCTTGATTTTCTACAATAATTTTAAACGTTACAAATCCATCAACTTTTGTACTGCCTGCCCCTGCAATTTCGTCATACAATCCATTATTTAACCTAAAAGCAATTTGAAATCTTGCTACATCAGTTGCACCGCTAAATTCACCCGGTATATTTCCGCCTACTACTTGTTGCCTTGTATTACTTGTTAAATTTAATTGATGCGGCGCGGCTAAATATTTTGTTGTTGAACCTCCGATTATCGAATTAACATCAGAAGTACTTAACGACCTTGATTTAATACCAGACGTTTCTTTAAAAACAGAATCTAACTTTTCGCCTTGTATTCTCATCGTATCGGGTGAAGGCGTTTTTATCCATTGATTTAAAGGGTCAGATTCGTCTGTCACTTGCATGTCTGCGCTTACGATATGACTTCCTACTAAAGCTTTACCAAAAACCACGGGGATTGTTGCGCCAGCTCCAACGCTATTAATTGCGCCTCGATATCCATAAGATTGGCTACCATCGGAACCCCTAACAATTGAACCCGGACCTCTATCTGTTGACGTTGCACCCGGAGTGAACTTTGGCGCTTCTTGCGGTTGAGGGGACAACATCTGAGAGATACCGCCAAGAGTTAACGCAATACCAATATTTCCACCGATTGCAATAGCCGCCATAGTTGTTGAATATGACGCCGCTAATGGAATACCAGAGGCACCAACAAACCCCGTAGCACCTAACGAAACGCCACCTGTTGCAACTGCTAAACCAATTAATGCAACACCAGCAATAATCCTTCCAGTGCTACCACTTCCAGTAATAACAGGAGTAACAATTAAATCTTTGCTCCCAAACGGAAGCATCATATCTTCTAACTCAAATTCTGTTTCGGATTGAATAACTTTATAGCCAACGCCTCTTTCACCTGATTCAATTAATTCTCTTGAAAATTTAGGGTAGTTAATACATAAAAGCCTAATTGCATCGACAGGCGTTCTTAAGTTGTGATACTCATGCACCGGGCCAAATTTTTCTCCTAACTCATCTAGGAGTAACACCCGTTGCATATCTAAAAACTGCCTCTGTTCTCTCTACATAGTAGAACCTGTATGCCTCTACGCATGAAAGAGAATTTTGCTTTTGATGCAAGATCATTTCATTAGGTAGCAGTATTGCCGCGTGCATTGCTGTTTTGGTTCCTAGACGCATTACCAGTACATCATTCGGTAATCTTTGATTGATTGGGATTTGTTGAAAACCTTTTTTTGGTAATTGATCTAAAAATATACTGTCGCAAGTTTGTAAATCTTTTGGCCTTTCATATTCAGGAAGTTCAACGCCTAATAATTTAAAATAATTTTTAACTAAACCAAAACAGTCACTTTTTCCATATTCCCAATTTAAACCGACTAAGGCTTGATAGTTAACCATTCATCTTTAGGTGTTAGATAAATATGCCAGTTGATCTTTGTGCGTGAACAAGCCTTTTGATCCGCCGGGCTTTCTTTTCCTCCCTTCGGGTGTGAATGAATAATCGCTTCAATCTTTCCATTTGATCGTGCCTTTACATAATCTCTAGCCTCAAGAATAAAATCATTTTCGGGCTTGTCTGCTACGTTTCGACATCTGAAATATTTTCCATTAACAACAACACCGCACGCCTCTTTTGGGTGTTCCTCTAATGCGTGTTTTTTTGCGTCACATCTGAAGTCTTGCACTTGGGAAACCTCCAAACGGTAATTCGTTTTTACCGGGGAACTTTGCAACACAATCAGAATATTTATGACCACAAGTTGCATCACCTCCCTTGTAGGTGCATTGCGTCCCTCTAAATTCCCACGGGCAATGTTCTAAGACTTGGCGACGTGGTAAAGCGATATTTAATAAATCCATTTTTGTTGATAACTCAAACTGAACAGAGTTCATATTTTCAGATGCGATCCTATCTATATACCAAGTATCATCAGCCTCAAAAATTGCGGTTGGGTCCGCCGTTGCATTCGTTCCGCTTGTAAAATTAACAGCATCAAGGAATTTTTTACAGGTTGTTATTCTTACGACTTTTGCATTTAAGGGATTATAAGAAGCTAGTAAAACAGAGATAGCACTATTAGTATTAGCAATAGTAAAAGTTGGCCTTGGTAATGTTCCCGTTGTTGTACGTTTGAACCCATCCATTTCGCAAGGAACAGCACTATAAGTAATTGAATTAAAGACTATATTTCCGTAAATTTCATTTGTTCCCGCGTGGTAGTAGTAAACGGTATCAGTTCCATTTACTGCCAACGTTAAATGTAATTGGAATAACTC